CATACGATTTAGGTGAGCTTTACATGATGATGAGATACGCTAGTGAACGTGGTTGTGGACAACCAGTACACGTTCAATTCACAATAGAAAGGGAGTACTAAACAATGCCATTTGATTTTAACATACAACCTGATTGGCACAAACTAATTGTGCCTGACCACCTCGACTTTGACGTACACTTTAATGACACACGAGTCAGAGATAAGAAGTACGTCATCAATTCCGAAACAGGTGACGCTATCGCTATCATAGGTAGGGGAGCTACAGCTAGGAATCACTCTGAGTTCTACAACAGAGTATGGGATACCATAGTTGAAGACTTATCAGAGGAAGACCTTCGTGATAAGACATACAAGTTTGGTTCGGCACGTAGTAAGGGTTGGTCTATGCTTGATGTCACCTTCCCTAACGTGAAGACTACAGTTGAGACTAAGAAGCATAAGACTGAGATAGCTTTCCGTATGATAGCAGTACACGCTATTGATGGAACAGCTTCACCAGCTACGTGGTTCGGTGGTATAGATACGTTCTGTACTAATGGTCAGATAACTGGTGACTGGGATATGGTGCGTAAGAAGAACACATCAGGCTTCACAGTTGATAACTTCATGCGTGAGCTACGAGTAGCTAAGACTAACTTCGACCTACAAGGTAAGAGGTTACAGTCATGGGCGGATACTAACTTAGCTCACGTTCAAGTTGATGAGTTGATACAAGAGATAGTCAAGTCGGAACGTAAGTCTCGTAAGTTACATGATCTATTCTTAGATGAGAGACATACACGAGGTAACAATCTGTTTGCTTTGTACAGTGCGTTCACTAACTACTCATCGTATGCTGATGCACGTAACGGCTTTGAGTTACGTAACACAGGCAACGACACCAAGGCTGTGAGTATGTTAGCTAGAGAGCAAGAGGTGAGTAAGTGGGTGAGTAGCCCTGCGTTCTTACAGTTAGCCGCATGAGTATGGATACTACAGTAAGACAGATAGCGATATGTCGGGATGAAATTTCCCGACTATCTAAAATCTTATGTGATAGGGGTGCGTCCTCTAAGGTAAAAAATCTAGTGCATGAAGAGTATCATAACCTAGAGCAAGAACTTCGTAGGCTTACTACTCAATGGACTAATGAATTAACAGAGAGAGAGGAGAATAAAGATGACTAAATATTATGTGAAGGTAGAGGCAACCTTATACTACGATAGAGACTATGAGGTTGAAGCTGATGATGCACTACAAGCATCTGAGATAGCAGAAGAATTTGCAGAAAGTGAATGGAATGCTAGTGGAAATGACAAAGACTTTCGTAGAGACTGGGAGTTTGGTCATGCAATGCACGAGACAATCAATGCAGAGGAGGCATAGTAATGATAGTTAAAGAATTAATAGAACAACTACAAGAAGCACATGATCTAGATGATCTTGTATGTATTTATAATCAAGAGACAGGTGAACGTGTAGACATACTAATTGTAGATGATACGATTGATGGAGAAGTACAACTAAATATAGGAGAATGACTAATGACACTTAAACAATTCAGAGAATGGTTACACACTTGCCCTACCACTGACTATCTGGTAGTCAATTCATTTGAGGGTCTACGCACTGTAAACTTTTGTGTAGAAGAAGACGATGAAGAGGAGACTGATGCCTAAGTACAACATCACAATGAATGAACCAAACGTACTCATAGATTCTGGTGATCCGTATGAGATATGCAGACACATGGCTCTATGGGCTGATCATTATGCTCTAGTCTATAGGCAGACAGGCGTACTGAGTGACAACATAACAATAGAAAGGATAGCAGACGATGACTGATGAAGACATACCCGAAATACTATACGCAGTAGTTCACTACGAAGAGGAAGACTACCACTTCATGCCTGTACTATCTGACGTATTCGCTGAGGCAGTAGCGGAACACTTGGAAGCGTACTGTCACAACATCACTACTTATATAAGTGATGAGCAACCAGAGCTAGACTTAGAAGAACACCATCCCGATTTGTATAATGACTTACGTGTTGAGACAGTACGATTGGTATGCGCTATGGCTGATGCATCAGTGGAGATAATAAAGAACTCCTTTAAAGATAGAGTACCAGCTAAGAAAGATAGGTCACATCTAAGAGTGGTGAAGTAATGAGTATTCAGATTAAATCTACATCAACCTTCGCTCAAGCGTGTAACTCTTATAGAGGTAGCCCATCATTCTGTTCTCTTAAGTACAAGAGTCAGAAGGATTACGGCAGTAACTTAACTAAGGCTTGTGCAACTAAAGTATCAGACAATCTTATGTTAGGTAATTTAAAACTAAAAGATGTACGCTATAAGTATCTAACTGTAGCGTATGAGTATTGGTTAGCTAACTCAGGCATACGTGCCGCCAACTATATATCTACCTGTGTTAGTATAATATTAAACTATTCTATTAAGCATGAAGCTATACCTCACAACCCGATGGCACTCGTTAAGAAGGTTAAATCAAAGCCTCGCAAGGTGATGTGGCAACCCGAACAAGTAAAGCTATTCTTAGATACAGCTTACAATAACTTTAGGTGGCGTAGCATAGGGTTGATAGTTCATATGTCTTACGAGTGGGGTCAACGTGTAGGTGATATGCGTACACTAAAATGGGACTCCATTAGCTTCGATAAAAAACGTATGGACTTAGAGCAAAGTAAGCGTGGCGTGGATGTACACTTACCTATCAGTGACAATCTAATTAAGATGCTTGCACAACAGAAGGAAGACTTCGACTTCCAAGACTACGTAGCACCTCGCACTGAAACTAAGGCAGGGGCTTACTCACACTATACGATTGATGAAATACATATACTTATCAATGAGGTAAAGGACGAAGCTAATCTACCTAAAGAGTTACAAGCAAGGGATCTTAGGCGTACAGCTATAACTGAAATGGTTGAAGCAGGGGTTGACTTGGTTGGTATCATGCAAGTATCAGGTCACCAGTCACCTCAAAGTGTTAAGCCTTATCTTGTTAACACATACAGTGGTGCTAGTACTGCACTAGAAAGGAGATTTAATAATGACGATAAACATTAAGGAATACATTGAAGACCTAGACTTATCCGATGGTGTAGGGGTCAGGTCTGATTGTCCTATCTGTAATGGTAGCAATTCTTTTACGGCTACAAAAATTGATAGTGCTGTGTTGTACAACTGTTACAAACTAAGTTGCTCACTCAAGCCGGGATTTGTACCCATCAACTTAACTACCGAAGAGATAGCTACTAGGTTATCTAACCTAAAAGAGACTAAGCCTGTGTCGATACCGACATTCAATGTACCTGAGTACATCACATACCCTGAGCCTTCTCAGACTAACTACCATAGATTTGTATCTAGGTGGGGCTTAGAGAATGAATACTTAGATGTAATGTATGACGTTAAGGATGAGCGTGTTGTGTTTCTCATACGAGATAAGCATAAAGTTATAGATGCTATAGGTAGGTCACTCAATGGCTCTGTACCTAAGTGGCTCAGGTATACTGGTAACGCTACTGTATTCAGTAGGTGTATGGGTGAACCTAATGGCGTAGCTGTAATAGTAGAGGATGTTATCAGTGCTATCATTGTATCTAAGGTGTGTCCAAATGTCACAGGTATAGCTATCTTAGGTACAAATATTAATCACACACATATGGAATACTTACAGGACTACACTAGAATTATAGTTGCACTAGATCCTGATGCTACTCACAAAAGTATTGAGTATCGAAAAGAAATACAATCGTGGACAGGGATTGAGACTATGGCAATGATGCTACAAGACGACATAAAATATAAAACAGAAGAGGACTTAATAAAATTGAAGGAGTACACAACATGATGCATGAACTTGCACTAATAAAAACTATGATGGATAAGGATTTCTATGAAGACCATAAGGGTATAAGGTTTCCCGATAAGTTATTCACTAAAGATTTACGTAAGATAAAGCAGACACTAGAGTACGCTATGGAAAAGTATGAGCAATCAGTTACACCAGCTACACTTGAGGCTTTGTTCTTCGCTAACAACGGCACACTTACTACAGCTAACAAGGAAGTCTTCAGAGATCTGTTCAAGAAGATAGACAGAGAGACAGCCTTAAGTAAGGAAGTAGCTTCCGATGTGTTGTCCAAGTTATTCCAGAGGGTAGTAGGTGAAGAGGTAGCCAACATAGGTATTGATTACGTCAACGGTAAGTTGCACAGCATGGAAGCGTTACGTAACATAATCTCTAGCTATCAAGATGACTTCATGCCTAACTTAAAGGTAGACTGGGATGACATAAGTATGGATACACTACTGAAGCTAGGTAAGACACAAGCACAGTGGAAGTTTAATATCCCTAGCCTTGCTCGTAGGATAGAGGGCGTGAGTGGTGGTCACTTGATCATGGTAGGTGCTAGACCTAATACAGGTAAGACATCCTTCCACGCCTCACTCATAGCCTCAGAGAATGGGTTCGCTAATCAAGGTGCTAAGTGTATGGTGCTAGTCAATGAGGAATCATACGACAGGGTAGGTGAGCGATACATGAATGCGGCAACAGGTATGACAAGCAAACAGATAGTAGCTAACCCATTGAAGGCGGCACAAAAGTACAACCCTGTACTCCAACAGTTAGTCTTGAAGGACACAACAGGTAAGACTATGGAGTGGGTCGAGGCTGTCATCAAAGGGTACAAGCCAGACATAGTTGTACTAGACATGGGTGATAAGTTTGCCCAACGTACTAGTGACAAGTCTGATGTGTACTTAAAGGATGCGGCAATCTATGCACGTAACATAGCTAAACAGTACGGCTGTGCTATCTTCTATATGTCTCAGCTATCAGCGTCAGCACAGAATGTAGTCAACGTAGACCAGTCAATGCTTGAGGGTAGTAAGACAGGTAAGGCGGCAGAGACTGACCTAATGATACTCATCAGTAAGAACAGGGATGACTTCGACAGTGGAGAGAAAGATCCTGAGAGACACTTGATTGTTTCTAAGAATAAGTTACAAGGTGGGTGGCACGGTAGAGTAACAGTTGAGTTAGATGGTGACACAGCTAGATACTCAGCATAAAAGGATACTAATAATGGATAGGATAGAACCCTTCAAGAAGCTTCTTAAAAATGTTATTACAAATGCAACGAGACCTTCACCTACTCGTGTAGATAGTTCACTTGATTACGGTAGGGTAAACACAAAGGAAGTTAATCTTACAGCAGAGTACTTGATGCATATGTTTTATGATGTACAAAACTGCAAGTGCCATTGGTTTGACGTTGAGTTAAATCCTGCATGGATAATGGAATCCTTTCATCCTTTATCTATGAGTGTAGATAGATTAGAAACGGACTACACAAAAGGTTCTGTTGTTATATGTTCAAGGCTTGCCAACTTAGGTAGGAGTTCATATCCAGATGAAGACTTTAAAGAAGTTATAAAGTATTTAAAATCACAATGGGGATGGGATGGTTATCTTTTAGATCCCCCTATACAAAAGGAGTTATTCTAATAATGAGACTGGTACTAGACGTAGAGAACACAGTAACTAAACGAGGAGGTAAGACACATCTAGATCCCTTTGAACCTACTAATACATTAACACAGGTAGGGGTACAGAACTTAGACAACCCTGATGAGAAGTACATCATGACGTTTGATCACGTTGAGTACCAAGACATATCAGGTGACAGGTCACGACAGCTACAAGCTGTACTAGATAGAGCTACACTGTTAGTTATGCACAACGCACAGCATGACTTGATGTGGCTGTGGGCTAGTGGTTTCAAGTATGATGGTGACATATATGACACGATGTTAGCTGAGTACGTACTGTTACGTGGACAGAAGAGACCACTAAGTCTTTCCGCTTGCGTTGAGTATCGTGAGTTGGAACATCAGAAGGATGACACACTAAAGGCGTACTTCAAGGATGGGTACAACACTAATGAGATACCCCTCAAAGAACTCAGCTTCTATCTAGAGTGTGATCTAAATGCCACTGCGTCATTATACCACAGCATAGAGAAAGACTACAACACAGCAGAGAGTGAGAGCTTACACAACATCAGAGACATTACCTTCAAGGTATGTAAGACACTGACTCGTATGTACATGACAGGTATCAAGATCGACACTGATGTACTCAACGATGTGCGTAAAGAGTTTGAAGAAGAGAAAGCACAGATAGAGACACGACTTAACCGCACAGTACATGAGCTAATGGGTGACACACCAATTAATCTCAACAGTGGTGAGCAGATGTCTAAGGTGCTATTTAGTCGCACCCCCCTTGATAAGAAAACTTGGGTGACTACATTTGAATCAGTCTCACCTGAAGAGTTTAAAGATACACTAAATACTTACAGTAGTATCATAAGTAAGACTAAGGCTAGTATATGTTTAACTTGTAGAGGTAAGGGTAAAGTATTTAAAACTAAGAAAGATGGTAAAGACTTTAAGAAGCCTAGTGGTTGTACTAACTGTGACGCTAAGGGTTACCTACTCAACAGCACAGGTGTTGTAGCTGGCTTCAAGTTGTCACCTAGAGACAAGTCATGGGTCAACGCTAACGGTTTCAAGACAGGCAAGGATAGCTTAGACGTACTGATTAGTACGGCACGTAACAACAACATGAGTGGTGCTGTATCATTCATACAAGATGTAAAGAGACTATCAGCTTTGACATCGTACCTATCTACATTCGTAGAGGGTATCAGTATCTTCACTAAGCCTGATGGTTTACTTCACGTTGGACTTACCCAACACGTATCAGCTACAGGTAGGTTCAGTGGACGTAACCCTAATATGCAGAACATGCCCAGAGGTAATACATTCCCAGTAAAGAAAGTGTTTGTATCACGATGGGAAGGTGGGAAATTGTGTGAAGCAGACTTTGCACAGTTAGAGTTTAGAGTTGCCGCACACCTATCTGCAGACAAGACAGCCATTGATGAGATCAACACAGGGTTTGATGTGCATAGTTATACAGCTAAAGTTATCAGTGATGCAGGTCAGAAGACTACCCGTCAAGAGGCAAAGGCCCATACATTTGCTCCCCTTTTCGGGGCAAGTGGATACGGTAGGAGCAGAGCAGAGGCGGCATACTACACACACTTCAACCACAAGTACTCAGGTATATCTACGTGGCATAAGTCTCTAGCTAAAGAAGCACTAGCAACTAAGAAGATAACTAATGTATCGGGTAGGCAGTATGCTTTCCCT